AAAAGATGCAGGTCTCGCATCTGGGATAACGCATCTTGACTATCAAGCAGATGCGAGTAGGCCGTCACCCTGCGACCTCCGCCGCCTCGTAGTGGAGACCTGTCGGTAACGCACGTCTCGAAGGGTGGGGCGACGTCACCCTGCGACCTCCGCCGCCTCGTAGTGGAGACGCGCGCCGACCGCAAGACCTTCGGCGAGATGCCGTACCCGTCACCCTGCGACCTCCGCCGCCTCGTAGTGGAGACATCGGGCGGTATGTCGCGTACCCGTCGCCGCACGCGCACGTCACCCTGCGACCTCCGCCGCCTCGTAGTGGAGACAGTCGCGGCCCGCGGCCGGCGCGGCGTAGCGCATAGGTCACCCTGCGACCTCCGCCGCATCACGCGCGAGCAGATACCCTATCGATCCACCTGCGCACAATCTTTACAATTGCATCTGCAATCGCAAGGCCAGTCATGCCGAGCACGAATCCTACTAGTCCGTCAATTTCTGAATACGTCACGCGAGACAAAACCTGTTCCGGCAAATGGTGCCACAGCAACGGCGACGCGACCGGCGTTCCATACGCAGCGACGAGAGCGCCAGCAATACCAGTACTGATGCGACGCCCCCACGACAGATCAGGCCGCGTGATCGCTCGCACAATGCCGCCCGCCGTGCCGGCGATCAGATGCACGAGCTTCACTCCGGCAAACGAAAGCGGGTCACCCATTTCGCTCATCGTCTCCTCACGGTGGGATTACGTATGCGATCACACGATGTCGAGAAAACGCCGACTCAGTAACGTGACGTCTTACGTTGCCTGATATGAGTATCGGATCGCCAGATCTCGTGATGCCGCTCACGACCCCGACATGACCGCCATTGCGCCCTCTGCTGAGGACTGCGATTGCGCCTATGACAGGCCGCTGCACGCGGCGACCATATCGCTTGAAATCACGAGCCCTGTCTGTACCGAGCGGTGAGTAGCCGGCAGACGGAAGCCATATCTGATCGAGAACTGTTGCGCACCATAGAGTCACGCGGCGCAATCCGAGCTGACGCGCCGTGGCTCCGATCGACGAACGAGCGACGCTAACCAGCGATGACGAGAACGATTGCGCCGCGTTTGGCGGCGCCCTGTCGTAGATGTCTGCGTGTGCGACAGACCGCACCGACAACGATAACAACAGCGATAGCGATATCAACGCGATCCGCATAGCGCCTCATACGCTGCGTTGTGCTCTTGGACCTCTTTGACAGTCTGAATCGTATCAGACCGCGACCAGGTAATAGGCCTGAATGCAATACATGCCGTCCGCGCATCAATCGCGACGGTGGCCGTCGTCGCGCAACCTTGGATCGTCGCTAGACTCATGAGCGCGACGAACATCATCGCGAGCTTTGATGGCGCGGAACAACGCATCAACTTCTGCACGCTGTCGTTCGGCATTCTCTGCCATCCTCTGATTGAGATCTCTTTCTGCGTCTGCAGCGCGAGATCTATCGCGCAGCCACAGAATAATCGTTGCGCCTAGAGCAACAAGAGCAAGAGACGCAACGATGATGATTGCGGTGGCGCTCATTGCTTCGTGTCGTGGACGGCTGCTGCCTTGAGTCCGAGAGCAACAAGCACAAGCTCAAGGTTGAAGTCTGCACCTGGAATGTCGATACCGATGACTTTCTCGACGAGATAGCCGACGACAAGCGCAATCGCGATGATCGTTGTACGATATCCGGCGATCCAGTCAAACGTAAGCAGCGCGCGAACTGTATCCATGACTGTCCTCTCTATATGATGGCGCGAATCAGTAAGAATGCGCACGCCGTTGCGCCGATCACGGCAAGCGCAAGAATGATGGCGATTGCGATCTTTATCGCCACGTCATGCCTCATTGAGCGACTCGTTTGCTTCAGACGCATTTCTTATGACGCGGCCAACGCGAGGCAATCTCGCCGTCGCTGGCCATCGAACGCCAGCAATCGCCAGTCGCGTCTTAGCGATCCTCGCGACGTTGACCTTGTTTGATTGGTTCCCGCCGCGAACATGGAAATGCGTTTGATCCTCGCCCTCATAGAATCCGACATGGCCGCCGCCTTGTCGAGAAAATACGAGGATGCACCCGAGCGCCGGCGCGATAAGAGGGACGCCGAATGTGCGCCAATTGAGAGCCCATAGAGGACCGTCTGGTGGACGATATCCGTGCACAGCCACGCAATACGCAGCGAACAACCCACACCACGGAATATCGTCATTGTTGTACCACGCGAGATGCGAACGCAGATCTGGGAATCGCGCGATGATCTCGTCGCGCCACGACATGATATATGGGTTGCTGCGCGGTCCTGGTATTTCTGCGATGCCTGTGAGCGCGCGAGCAGTAGACAACCATGGCGCATCATCGAGCGTTGACGGCAATGGTTCCGCGTCGTTGCGGAATGTCTCGACAATCTTGTCCAGCGCCGCTCCTGTCTTGGCTCCGACGATTCCATCAACATCGAGTCCATGAGCGGATTGGAATCGCCGAACTGCGGCCTCAGTGATCTGGCCAAAGTTGCCATCGATGACAAGCTCATGCCCTGCACTTCGTAGCGCGCGCTGTATTGCGGCGACGATGTCTCCACGATCACCACGTCTAATCGGATTGTCTGCTACATAGTCAACAATCGCCATGAGCGACCTCATGTAGATGGCAGCGGCGTGAATATGCAGCGCGTGAACGCTTGCTCATGCACGACCCATTTACCTTTGATCGGGTCGCACGCGCATCGCCAATATTCTCCGTCTGGAGAATATCCGGTGCGAGGCAATTCCTGTCCCGTCGCATTGATGCGCCATCGATCCATTGGCAATGACGTGACGTCACGATAGGTAATGCGGAAGCAGCAGTTGTTTGTCACGCAGCAGTGTGCAGGGATCCACGAGCGCAGCCACGTATTCATTTGAGCGCTCGGAACATCAATTGTCGCCGCGACAACAGCAGCAACGATCAGCGCGTCATTGAATAGCATTCTGATCATTGAGCGGCTCCTGTTGCTGGCTCATCAATTCGATGACCTTCTCTGCGGCCGCAAGAGCCTGTTTTGCGGCGGCGAGCTGATCACGCAACGATTCGATCTCCTTGTCCGCCAACGCCTGCGCAGCCTGCGCATGCTCGATGTCTCGCAGCGCTGCTGCTAGAGCGTCACCGAGCACGGATCGCAGAGTCGTCTCGTATTCATTACCGACAACGCCTAGAGGCTGCGGATCGATGATTTGATCCGCTATGCGCTCTCCTGTATCCATGTTCTCTACGATTCTCCGTTTTCCTAGATGCGCTCCTTGAAGCGCTCCGGCATCGTTGAATCGGATCAAGATTTCGTACGGAACGATTCGCTCGACAATCATCACAAGCTCCCGAATGCTGCGAGATACCACGACGACCCGTCGTGGATGACTTCTGCCCATTGATTCGTTGCTAGGCTTTTCAGCCCGCCGATTGACAGATTGAATGCGCCACCGCCTGTTCGCGTGACGCGGAATCGCGCGCCGTTATATGCATTCGTCGACGACAGCGTCACAGTCCGATCAGCGGTCAGCGTTCCTGTATGGCGGATCTCTTCCGCATTCGTCAGCACTGTCAATGTCGCATCTGCGTCAGTGGCGATTGTTTGCTGACCACCGCGAGAGACCCTTCTCCAGAAAGTGCCTGATGCGTTTAGTTGTCCTCCACCGCCTCCTAGATCAGTGCAGAAGATCATGTCTCCTGCGTTTGATGCGGATGGAAGCGTGCTGATCGTATATTGCCTCAGAGCGAAGTGACGGTTGTTCCTGATGACGGGAACGTTTCCGCCGTCAGCAATATCGCCATTGGTCATGATACGCCAGCGCGTTGACAGCGTGCCGGCGTTCATCGTCGTGAATGCAATCTCTGTGTGGCGCGTCGCAGAGCTACTGAAATCCCCACGGGCAAAGAAAATAATCTGCGCCGCCTCGTCGTATGTCGTGCCGTTGCCTGGCACTGCCGTCACTTGGCCAATGACATCGCCGCTTTGAACGGCGACGTTGCTATTAATAGTCGCCCCTCGACTCTTGACGAAATAATTGCGCGGGCCTGCAGTGTCATTTGACCATCGCCCGACGCTGATTGTCGTTGGGCCTGCTGTCGTGCCTGCGATCTGCAAGCGCGGATTGATAGCGTTCGCTGTTAGCTGATTGTTGTCCTGTTGCCCAACAATGATATTGCCGCCTATGAATCTCAATACTTCTGCGCCGACATTTGAGATCGCAAGCTGATTGGTCGTTGCGCGGAACAATCCAGAGTCAGATTGTCCGACAGCGACTGCTGGCGCAGCGGCTGTGCCAGCAGGAAATCGTTTCTCCTCGCTTTCGCCGAATAGATTCGGCGTGATCGTCTTGATCCATGACGATCTAACGCGACCTTCGACATAACATTCATATGTATCGATGCCGATACCGCGGAGCGTAACGAACACCCAATTAGCGTCTCCTGGGACGGTATCGATCCACGTATTGCCCGGCGCAGACCATGACGTATTGATCTGCACTGCAGAATTGGAATTCCATCTTGTGCGGAATGTTGCAGACGGAACGACAGCGAATCTTAGTTCAACATCCTTAACCCATCCAGTTGGCAGATTGATGTCGATATTTCCAGACATCGAGATGTAGAACGATCGACCAGAATCAGCGCGAGTCAATGCAAACGTGCCTGATTGCAGTAGCGTCGTCGCTGCATCATATGTGCGATCGATGATGAACAAGCCTCCTACATCGTCTGCTGCATTGTAGTCGAGATATATGCGCGATGCAGACCCTGGAGACGTCGCATTCGAGACCGCATAGTTGCGATAGCGCGCGTAACCTACCGCGCCGTCATATTCGTTGTAATAGCCAACCCCAGCCGCTATTTTAATTTTCCCAATCTTGCCGTTCGTCACCATTGTGATGTCGTTTGGCGCTGCAAACACAGGAGTCGTCGGGATAGGCTCCCATTGCACAGTGCCATCAATGACATCTGGTTGGCTGCGCCAATTAGCGATCTGCTCTTCGCAGACTGCGATCTCGGCAATCTCAATAATGTCGCCGACCTGAATCGGAGCGCCGGTTGTTCCTGTGACTCGAGTCTGCAAGATCGTGAAGCGCCAATAGCGTGCGCTGATCTTGTTGGCGAATGAAAGGAATGGCCAATAGTGCGACGCGCCTGGTGACCATCTATATTGCTCGAACGTCGTCAGCCGCTCTGTCCACGTCGACCCGTCGGGAGACGACTCTATTTTGACCTTGAGCGGCGTAACCGAAATAGCCAATTCGCTGTTAGGATTTGCGTTTGGCCCGCTGCGCAACACCGCCATGTTGACAGCACGAGACGTTCCAAGGTCGAGCGTAATCTGCGGCAAGCTCGATGTGGACGTCACCGTAGCACGCATATACGTTCCGATATTGTTATCGATTGCATTGGACGCAGGGAACGATCCATCTACAGTCATGTTTGCCGTAGAAATCGACGACGGAGTCCACGCACCATCAAGTCCTATCGATGCGGCAGGCCATGCTGGCTCTGACAATCCTGTCGTGCCGTCATTGCGCGCTCTATATGCGACTCCGCCTGCGCCAGGATGCACGATCATGCCGGCTTTGTATGCGCGATTACGACCGGGCAAAACATAAACTGGCGTCGCATCGAAACCATTTGGGATTACGAGCTCTCCGCCGTGCATGAGAATGCCAATAGCGGAATTGATCGCAGCGCCGTCAATCGAGAGCTTGCCTGATCTCTGCTCGATAGCGACTCCGCGCGTGTTAATCCCTGCCCCAGTAATTCTGCTCGGCCCTGATGCGAGCGATATTGCTGGCCCTCTCCAAGATCTCCCAGCGATTCCTCCCGGCTTGAGCACGAGGCCGACGAACTCGCACGCTCCAGTCAATCTGACTGCGTGCAGAGGGAGATTGGCCGCTCCGGCAGGAGGAGCAATAGGGTTGACCTCAAGCATGTGGAACGACACTTGAGGGACGTATTCTGAATCTGGGTTGCCAACAGCAATATTCGTTACATCGAATACGGTGACATTCTCGAAGATAGAATTTCCAAGGACACCCTCAGATGAATCGAACCAGATTCCGTTCTGGACGCTGTTGATCGTTACATTCCGTGCGCGCTGCGTGTGCGCAAATTGCCAAAGAATACCGTACTGCGCAGTGAACTGGCGAATGTTGCTCAGCCAATGCGCGAATCCAATATGTACATCCTGCAGATCAGCGCCAAGCGGCCGCACAACAAGCAACGCTCCGGTAAACGTGCCGGTCTCATTGCTGTACGCTAACCCAATGTCGCGCAACGTAAAGCCAGCGCCCCCAGGATGATTGATGCGAATGAATGGCGTCGATCCTCCTCCGTTGTAAATCAGATTCGTGGCGGGCAATGAGTAGATGTGATTGCGAAGCGCACCCTTGCCGGCGATCGTTAGGTTAGGCTGCGCCAATTTTGTTGTATTGATCGCGCGCGAGAATTTGAATTGCCCTACACCGAGCGATACGACACCACCGCCAGGGAAACTCTTGCCGCTCTGATCGTTGTCGATCAGCGCCTGCAGTGCAGACTCGAGATCATCCGCATTTGCGTCAGGATCATCGCCAAGCGTCACGTCGAATACGTTGCCAATCTCGCCGGCAATTTGCGCTGTCACGTCAGCAATCGCCGCCCTAACAGTGCGCGGCCTCCCGTCTACATCTGCGTGACCTATGATCTCTGTAAGAGATTCGACGGATGGTAGATTGCCAGTGAAAATCTTGCCGCTCATGTTACGGTTACCTCGATATAGTCCGATGGATCAGACACAGCGCCAGCTATCGTCTCGACTCTAACGCGATAATACGATGTGCCTGGTGATTGCGTGTGTTCTATCTCTAGCCGCTGATTTGCAATACCAAGCCTCGATGCAATCTCGAACTCAGGATCGAATGCATCGTTATTTGATATATACACACGACCGATCCTAAGATTGGGGAAGTCAGGCATCGTCCACGATATGCGAACGACGTTCGTCATTACAATGACGTACTCAACATCTAACGGCGGAGGCGGCACCGTCTTCTCCTGCACCTCATGCACAACGATGTCGCTGTAGTCGCTGTACACGCCGTATGCAGACACGGAGCGCGCTCGTAGCTCCACCTCATCTCCGGCCGCATAGCCTGAGATTCCTAGCATGCCTTGACCAGCCGGCATCGACACGGAACCAGACCATCCAGTATCGCCAGCCAATCTGTGCTCGATCTCGATCGTGACAGCGATGATGCCAAGGAACGATGGCCGCGCGAACACCTCTATATCGTGCGCCGCTGTGCTGATCTCGTCGCCTGATACGACACGTGTGATGACAGGAGGCTCTGGCGCGACCGTGCTGAAATCAATCACGTCACCATATCTGCCGTCGAATTCTGGCGGCTCCTCATCTTCCATGCGCGCGTCGATCTCAGGTGCCATCGGAATCAATGTCACGCGAACGCGCGCATTGTCGATGCCCTCGACATCGCGAACGCGCATCGTCATTGCCTCGAATCCGTATTCTCCGACCATGACGAGATCGCCAACGGCAATGTCACTCGCATCTCCAATGACATTGAATGATCGCCTCATGCCTGCAGGCGCTGTTATCTTGCGCACGACTGACCGCTCTCCTGAATCGTCAACGTGCCGCACGCGTATCCCGTAGTTGCGCCCAGCTTCTATCTCGACATCGGCCGCAATCGTGATCCTATTGCCGTCTATCGACGTGCATTGTGCCGCCGCGTGATGCTTGATGATCGCCGGCAGATTGACGGCAACGACATCGCCGCGCGCGATCATGAGCCCGTCAATTCCTAGCGTACACGTGATCTCGTCGAGGCGATAGATGAGCTCGTATTGCCTGCGGCGTGCAGCCATCCACACATCTTCTGCGTGGACGAGCCCAGGGAACTCGATGTCCTCGAGACGCTGCGGAACTTCCGGACCGTCAGGCCACGGGACGATCATCTCATCCGCGATGTAGTCGCGGTCTGCATTCACGAACCTGACGCGGAATGCGTCCGGCGGCGTCAGATATTTGCGCGTCCAAGACACATCGCTCACGTTGACGGCGCTTATGTGAGCGTCGATGCGGTCCGTCGCCTCGTCGATGAATACCGTCCATTCCGTTCCAGTGTCTCGCAGCATTGCGCGTCCTGCAGCAGCGCAATCTGCGAGCGCATCCTGCAGCGATCCCTCGAAATCATGGACTCGATTGTACGTCATGCCACGCGAGTGCAGCTCAGCAAATGCTGCATCGTCGATGCGCGTGAACTCAACAGGCATCGCATTAGCAGGTCCGGTCAGCATCCACCTAAGCATCGACGCGACATTTGATGTCGGCTGGTCAGGCACCCATTCGCCATCGACGAGATCGTCGCAAAGAAGCTGAGCAATGACATTGAATTGATCGATCTCGCCTTGCAGGCGATCAGAGGCTCGCGCACGGAACGCAGCGAGGGCAAGAGGAATTGGGCATGCGATAGGATATTCAGGACGCTCAGTCTGCAGCACGAACCATTGCGCCTCGTCGACAAAATTGAAATCGATCTTGTGATATTCCTGATTGACGCGGCGAACGGCAATGTCCCATTGCCCACGTTCTGGGAATTCCCACGTGAACTGCCGATAGATCGTGCCGCGGCGTGCGGCCGTAATGTACCACGCTGTGCCGTCACCACCTTCCGTCAGGCCTGGCACGTTCTCCCACGGATCGTTTGTGCCTGAGCGCCGCTGCTTGATGTTGATCGCGACGGTATGCGCGACGAGCTGCTGATTCTTGTTCAGATATCCTATGCCCTGCGGGAACACGAGCATGATTGTCGCGCGCGTTACATCGCGCGGCGTCGTGCGGAAATGATCCTCGAACATCTGCAGCGTGACCTGCAATCCGCTCTCGAGGACCGTGTTTGCGACAAGTGTCAGCGGCGGATCGCCAACGCGGCCCTCGCGCAATTCCATCTGCACATCGCCGCCGAACTCTGTGACTGGCGTGTTCCCGAATCGCGGATCATCTAGCGTAACCGGACCATAGCCGATAACGAATGCTGCCGTTACATACATGTCGTCGCCAATGATCGTTCGATACGGCTTGACGATATATGGCGGCGCGACGCGGTGCCTGCCGAGCACAGCGGGAATCGGGGAACGCGGCGCGATCTGATTGCGCCATCCATTGATCGTGCGCGCAGAAGACTGCTCGATATTCGCGCGCTCAATCTGAGGCAATCGCTGCGGGATCAGCGCGTTGATAAGCAGCGTGCCTGCCGTGATGATGCCGAGACCAATCAGCCCAGTTGCAGTCTGCAATCCGATCGCGCCGCCGAGCGCTCCGACCAATTGCGGAGCCAAGATCGGCGCGACAACGATAGCGGCAAACGCGACGAGCAGCATCAGCCCTGAGCGAAGAAAATCTCCACTCGGAATCGATCTGATGATGACCGTAGCTCCGGGGCGCGGGCGCGTCCTCGCCCACCAAGCGCGATCGATGATCTCCGTCCCGACTGCGACGCGGATGAATGAGTGAGATCGCACCGCATGATCCGGCACCGCGATCTCAACGATATCCTCTATGCTGAGGCCGGCCGGCGCAACGAATTCTCGCCTATCGCGCGCCGGAATGAACGGATGATCAATGACGACGACGCGTGCGCCGTCAGTGACGATCTCGCCATCGAGCGCCGTATGACGATAGATCCCTTCCATGCGCATGCGCCATCGGCCTATATCGTATCGCTCGACCCTCGCAGATCCGTCAGGCAGGGCATGCAGCATGCGGTGTTTGTCAATCGCAAGGCCTATGTGAGGCGTCGGCCCGCGAAATAGAATGAGATCGAACTCGCGCGCGTGATCGCTATCTATACGACGCCACGGCCACAGCGATCCGATGCGCGTGACGAGCGCTCGCAATTCGCGACCCTCGTCTGCGCTCGCGGGTCCGACATACGACGGAAGCGCAAGCGAGCGTTCCCGCATCAGTACGTTGCGCGCGAGCGCCCAGCATGGAGGTCCGTCGTCGCGCCACTCATCTGCGCGCGATATGTATTTCGCGCTCCAATGCTGTACTGCTATTCGTCGATCGTCGGGAACCATTGCTTGACGATCCGATGGAATGGAAACATGCGCCGTAAGATCATCTCGCGCGACAATTGCAATGTGAGCCTGTCATCTGACAGACCCGCCTCCATGATGTGCATGCCGCTGATGCGGTCGACAACCGTATCCGTGTCAGTCGACAGCACGGTCTCGAACATCACAGTTGCAGGAGTCGTTACCGATCGCGCAGCGGAAACAACGTCTGGATTGATGTTGGCAATCGTCAGCGTAGTGCGAATCGGAGTGTTATCACGCTCGTCCGGTATCGGAGACGAAAGAATGACGAACCAATAGATGTTGCCGCGCGATCGAGTCCCATATCGCAGCGGATCAAGTGAGATAACCTCCGTCGGATCGCTGGACAATCTGATGGGCTCATCCAACGCATCGTGCTCTATCGTTATGAGGTCGATAGCGACAATGCCTGAATGTCCTGATTGGAATTCCTTGCGGACGTTCCAGCTGTATGACCCACGCGGCATGTTACGGCACCGGCAATTCGAACAATGATAACGACACGCTGACATACATTGTGTTGCGGCCGAACACGGATTCGCGTGGCGGCTCGTCGAATTGCACCACGATCGGCGCTGAGTTTAGTATGTCGCTGCCGTCGATCTCGTCATCGACGAGATCGTTGCCGTCCTCATCCGTCAGCGTCGCACCGTGCAAGAGCAAGTCGTGCATCACGAACGGCTTGACTCCGCCGGCGAGATCGTGCGTCCAGAAATTGCGCAGCATGGCCATGCCGTCTCGATCCGTCACGATGCGGAATGATATCGGCCTCACCGTCAGCGAGTAGGCGCGATGCATGAGCGGAGGGCCGGACTCCGGCGACAGCCGGCGGCGCGCATCCGGGATCGTGGACGAGATCTCGTCGGGCGTCACATAGCGGAGCAGATACGACGGAATGTCAGGCAGGGCAGGCATTGCATAGACCCATATCTGATCTGCCCATGGGAGCCGCAGAGACGGCCGCTGATGCGATATTCACAGGCATAGCGCCCCTAACCAGAGACTAGCATTTCGCGCGCTCCAAAGGCCGTCCTGATTGATCGGCTCGACCTGGAGCCGGGCGTCGCGACAGCCCGGGCAACGGACTCGTCGATGACGACATCAATGCGGCGGCCGCCGCTATCGGACGAGCTCTCCGTGACGCGCGTGCCCTGCGGGGCGTTGTGGATATGCACTTCGACGCTGGCTCGCTCTCCTCCAAAGGCGGCCCGCATCTGGGCCGGCCAGCCGATCACCTCGCCGCGACGAGCAATCACCGGAACCTCGCCAGGTCCGATCATGCCTCCGGAGTGCATGCGCGGCGCATCGGCAAACAGACTTGACGGCACTACGATCGGCGTTCCGCCTCTGCCAACGATACCGCCGGAATGATACAGCCCTCCGATGATCGTCGGATTGCCTACGGCAGCGCCGCCGCCTCCTGCGACAGCGGTGCCTCCGCCGAATATGCCGCCGAGTAGATCGCCTCCGACAACGCCGCTGATCGCATTGCGTATCATGCGAGCGACGGACTCGAGGACGAGCATGCGGAAGATCATCTCCGTTATCGCGGACGCGCCCTGGATCGCAAATTGCTTGAACGCATCACCGAGCGATTTTGATCCGGATATCACGTCACGGAATGCGCTGCCGAGATTGTTGAGCGATCCAACCGCGAGCTGATCGAGCTGATATCGCAGATCACCGGACTGCTGAATGAACTGCGATAGCTGCGGAAATTGCAATTGCTGCGTCCGCGTGTTGAATTCGTCGATTGAGATCTTGTTGGCATTGAGCAATACGCGCGCCTTATCGAGCTCGCGATTGAGTTTCTCTACTGGCCCCGCGATATCGACGCGCAATTGCGCGGCCTGCACATCGAGCATCGCAGAATTAAGATCGCGGAATTGCCCAGTCAGACGTTCAGGCCCGCGGCCGAGGACATCCATAACATCGACGCCCTGCAATTTTAGGGCCTTCAACATCTCAGGGAACCCCTCAGCGAATCCCCTGAACTCATCCGATATCAATCCTCGCCGGAATCTAAGCTCTTTGATTGCCAAGTCGATTTCGTGGAATATCGGCGTTATGCCGCGCTCTGGTCTGACCGTTACCTCAACAGGACGGCCAACGTCTGCATCAGCGCTCTTGCGCAGCTCAGCGATAGCTGCGCGCTTAACAGTGATTTCTCTCTGCAACGCCTCGAATTGCGTCGTCAGCGCCACAACATCCTGCGGAGTTGTCGCGCGCTCTATGCGCTTAGCAAGATCGTCGCGCTTGCGTATGAGCTGATCGAGATCGGCCGTCATTTTGTCGATCTCTGATCGCATCAATTCTGATCCGGCGATCATGCCGGTGATTGCGCCGAGCACGCCGCCGGTAATCGCACCTTGCCTACCGAGCGCAGCGCCGCCGATTGCGGCGCCAATGCGAAGGCCGGCAAGCGCGCTGACGGCGATCACGATCTTATCGCGATTGTCGATCAATGTCTTCACCAAGTCAGCGATCCCAGATGCGATGCTACGCACGCCATTCTGGAATGACGGATCGGTGAACATCTCGCGCAATTGCTGAATTACCGGCAGGAACCCAACCGCGATATTGATCCCTGCCGTGCGCAGCGCGTTGCCAATGCGGTCGAATTCGTCGTTAGCCTGCTCCGCCTTTTTAAGCGTATCCTCAGACAGCACGAGACCAAAGCGACGCGCCTCGTCGGCCATCTTATCGATTTCTTCGCGTCCCTGTGCGAGGAAATTAACAGCGCGAATACCAGTGCGACCAAACAATTCGAACGCGATCACATTTCGCTCTGTAATATTTGACATGCGACTCAATCGGTCGCTGACGATCTTTATCTGCTCGTCGAATCCGAGTCTCCGCACTTCGCTGAATCGCAATCCCAATCGACCGAGCGCGCGCTGGAACGTCGACACTTCGTCGCCGGATTCGCCCATGCCTCGACTGAATCGACGCAACGCATCCGTTAGCTCAGCCTGCTTTACGCCAGCCAATCCAGCAGCGTGCCTGAACTCCTGCAATTGCTCACCGGTCAATCCAATCGTTGCCGCCGTCTTTGCGATCTCGTCGCCGGCCTCGATCATCCCGCGAACGAACATCGACAATCCGCCTGATGCGAGCACGGCAACGACGGAACGCAGGCTGATGATCGACTGGCTTACCTGATCGACGCGCGAGCGCAATCCGTCCATTGATTGCTGCATGCTCCGCGCGGATTGCTCAGTTGTCTTGCGCGCCTGCTGTAGATCGCTTTCGAAGCGATCCATGCGCGCAATGATCTCGACGAACGCCTCGCCGAGCTTCGCATCAACGGCCATGATTCACGATGCTCTTTGTTCGCTTCGGGAACTTGTCGGCAGCCGCGGCCATGCTGCGATATGCATCATTTGCTGCGCCGTGCGCTTCCTGCCAACCGGCGAATGCTGCATTGAAGTCGCGCAGAGTCGCAGACCAGAATTGATCCGGTCCCCAACCGAGGACGCCCATGCCGATCTCCATGAGCCTTCGCCACGGCAGCGTTTCATCTGGCGACGCGCTCATTGCGTCGCCGCTGTCGCGTTTCCCTCAGCACTCCTGCTCGGATCAGTGATCGCGTTGGCCAGGAACTCAGCGACGAGTCTCAGGAACTCTGAGTATTCATCGAACACAGCCTCTTGCACGCGACCGAGCTTTGGCGCGCCTTGTTGCGGTCCGCCAAGGATGATGTGAACGATTGTGGCCGTCTCCTCGATTCCAATCGACGCAGTCGTCGCACGTTGCAGAAGCGGCCATATCGCTCCGTACTGTCGCTCGATTGCTGCGATGATCGCGAACGTCGGCCGACGAGGATAGCGTTCGCCGTCAATGACGAACACCGTCTCAGCACGCAGAGTCGTCATCGATCACCATCAGCTCGCCGTCTCGAATGCGATAGGCCCACTCGACTGCAGCGAGATCGTGAACGTCTCGGCATCGTTATACGTGCCGGTACGTTCGAGCGACTGGACGATCATGTTTGCTTCCCAAATATCACCGCTGCCGGAGCGGAACTGATATCTGCGAATCGTCCTGTCGGTCGCCTGCTGTTGGACCTCGAGATAGACGGCGGCATCGTTGACAACGCCGTCGATGCGCACGTCCATCGACTGCACTCCGGCATCCGGCAGCAATTCGCGGAAGCCGTTGGAGTCGATATTCGTGATATCGACGGGTTCATTATTGAGAGTCATTGCCGTCGTGCGAGCGCCGGCAAACTTAGTGAACGTTTCCGGCGATCCGCCGTCGCCGAGATAGAGCGCAGCCTCGCGCCCTTTGAACGCATTCGTCGCCATCATAGTCTCCTTAGTTGATAAGCAGCGATACAGTTACGACGCGGCCAAGGACTCTATTGTCCGTCGGCGCAACGACAGGTCCAGTGCATCTGCACACGAGCAATCGTCCGCCGTCGACAGCGAACGATACGCCGTGCAACGCAGACCGCACAGCCTCGGCAATATCCTCAACGTCTCGCGCGCTCCCCTTGTTGTCCGCGTAGCACGCAATATCGCGCGTGATCGTGCGCAGGCTAACGCTGTCTGCGTCGTCGTCATCGTCAGTGACGTTGCCATCTGTCACGATATATGGACGCGCTGCATCAGCTGGCACGGGCCACGCACTGAATATCGCAGGCTCGCCTCGATATGTCGCGACAAGGTAGCTGACGGTCGCGTCAGATTTGAGCCGGTCGACGATTGATCTTGTCACGTTCAGCATGCGTCACCCTCGCGCAATCCGTCTCACGATCTCTTCTCTGGATTCACGCAGAGCAGGTCGCATTGCAGGTCGCGGTTCTTGATTGATATTACGTCCAGCCGCGTCGATGCCGACGAATCCAAATTCAAGGCGGCGCACATAGACGACATTGCTGCCGACGCGGCCAATGACTTCGCGATTTCCGACCTCAACCTGGTGCGTCATAGATCGCTTCGACGTGCCATACAACGTATGCCATGGCTCGCCGGGCTTTGACGGCGGCTGCCCCCTGCTGATCTTTCTGATTATGCGACCTTCGAGATACAACATTGCGCGCGTCATTCCGCGCTCGACGCTGAGCCGCGTCTTTGACCGAACGCTATCAGCCCGCCATTCCACTCGCGCCATGTCATTCGACCGATTGCTGCTCGACGACCAGCGCCTTGCGGTGGTGCGTTGGAATTGATGGACTCAGATCCGGTATCGACACCCGCATTTCGCGTCCTGACTCGAGCACAACAACGTCGCCTATGCGCAAATCCGTTCCGGCCGGAAGATAGAGCGCATGCGTCACGAGCGCGTTGCGCTGCTTTGCGATCTCAACTTCGGAACTGCTCGCAGGCGCGATGCGACATGGGACCGTCGCTGCGACGATCATTGATTCGATCCAGCCGCCTTGATCGTCAGATATCGGCTCAGAACGCATTATCTGACACGTCGTATTGAGAAGATGCGCGATCATTACGATGCACCGCGTTTGAACGCATAGCTCATGATGTCTTCTCGCCCAATGCGCGTCTCGACATCGGTTGCCTCTATGAGATCAAATCCAAGAGCGCGCATGACTGCGATAAGACCATCATGCGTGAAGTACCAGAAATGCTCATCGCGCCTGAAATGCTTGGAGCGCCTGACATGTTCAACATCCGCGAAGATCGGCAATGATACAAACACCCATTGCTTGACGTTACACAACAACGACCTGAAATCGTCGATGTGCTCCAACACATCCCACAATGTGATCGCAGGCATTGGAACAATGTGAGGATCAACGAATAGCCCGCGCTCCTCAAGCCACGCAACTGCGGCAGGATTGACGTCGTATCCGTAGACGATGCGTCTCCGCCTGCGCATCGCGTTGATGAACGCACCGCTGCCTATTCCGACATCGACTAGCGTCCCATGGAAATGACGCTCAACGAAATCGCAACGCGCATGCATCAATGCGCGGCCTATGTCTGTATTCGCTTGCTCGGCAAACCTGTCGAAGTACGCCTGATTGTACGGCCTCGTCCCTGACGTTACGGGATAGTAGCCGATGCCGATCTCAGGCCACCACGTCAAACGATCCGCAGCTACAGCATCACGGAGAGATTTGTTCGCTTCGCGAATGCCGCGAATTGATCCATCAAATTCGATATCGTCTTGTTGCATTTGTGTCTCATATTGCTGCACATGCAATAATTGTCAGGCCGCGCAAATCCTATCAGCGATCCATCCATGCGGCGATCAATCAGTCTGTCAGGTGCGTTGTGCTTGCCTTGGCCACCTAAAACAATGAATGCGCGGCGACGAAACGCAACAGACGCAGGCACGATCCAGCCGACACCCCCAACGATCACGTCAGCATTCGCAACAAGACCTAACAGTGCGACGATATTGAGCTCGCCCCTTATCATGACATCGTGTGCAGGAGGCAGCGCTCCGTCGATCCACTCATCCGTTCCATTCACATCAGCAACCGCGACAACATTGTGCGTCTTCATCAATGCACGAGAGATTTCCGCAATGTAACGCGGCAACGGATTGCGAGCCTCATTGAACCACTCATTGCGCACAGTCACGGGACGAACCACCGCAATCGGTCGAGAACGCGACAACGGCGGCTCATATGCCGGAAGGTCGAACGAGAACGGATCCGCCGTCAATTGCGACGTTCTCTCCATCGCGGCGACGATCGACATGCCGCGTTCCAATTCGCGCGAACCATATCCGATGCGGATCTCTCTCGCATATCGCGGCAAAGGGGACCATCGCGAATCTGGCTGACGTCTCACATTGCGCAGCTGCGTGCGCAATGGTCGTTCGCACTTCACGAACTTGATGCGAGTATCGTCGTATAATTCAGGCCACGGCGTCTCTAAATAAACGTCATGTTGACTGGCAAGCGGCTTTATGAGCGATCGCTGATAGATGTTGTCGCCGAGGCCCCACATGCCTCTTACAAAAATTGCACTCATATGACGTCGGCGAGGTCGACAAAATCAAAACACCGCAGTGCGCTATTCCTGTTAGCATTTAGCACATGGATTCCGGCACCGCGCAAATCGCTGGCGGCCTGATTCATGTCGTCGATCCACCCCTGATAACCGTCAGTCCTGGCAGGCCGTGAATGCAAATCGTGCCAATTCTGCTTGCGCGCGTTCGCGTGCATATCGAATCCGATCAGCACGATGCGCGACGCACCAAACAGCGCAGCAATGTTGATCGCATGATGCCCGCCGTTGCGACCATAAATGATCGACGGATCAAAACTGATTCCGCCGACAGGTTTGCATTGTATGACCTTTATACAGTCAATCCACGCCGGAACATACTTCCGGCTCACATCACGCAGTCGTGGAATCTGTCGCGTGATGCGATACCAGCCGACGTGGCGTTTCCCGACGTCTCTCCAATTGTCACAGAGCCAATAGTTATCGGCCCAATAGAGAACGTCGGCCCATGGTGCAAGCAGATATGCATTGTTGATCGCGATGACCGGATGCCTACCCTCAAGTCGAGCAATCATGCGGTCGTGGCCGAGATCAACGACAGATGGGCCTCCGCCAATGACGAATGCAGTGAGGCTATCCCACTCGCGTGGAATGGACGTTATCATGCGATGATGCGTCTACTTTGCCTCGACATACAGCGCTGTGTCCAAGTTGGACCAATGACGCGCTGCCCAGCGCATGAGTGTACGCGGGTGGACGCCGTCTCCGCTACAATGCGGCGGAGGTCGCATGGTGGCTGGCCCCCTGTGCAGCATCAGGTAGCTACAGGACGCAGTCTCCACTACAAGGCGGCGGAGGTCGCAGGGTGACGAGGCGGCCGCGCGCGAGAGGCTGGTCGGCGCCGGCGTCTCCACTACAAGGCGGCGGAGGTCGCAGGGTGACGAGGCGGCCGCGCGCGAGAGGCTGGTCGGCGCCGGGTCGCTCATAATTGCGGAC